TGGCAGCGCGAGTTCCGTAGCAATTTCTGAATTTTTAAGAGCTGCCGCTTGCTCAAGCGTCCGGCCTTTAACCCACTCGGTAACGAGAGAACTTGAGGCAATCGCACTGCCGCATCCGTATGTTTTGAATCTTGCGTCTGTGATGATACCATCTTGCACCTTGATTTGAAGTTTCATTACGTCGCCGCAGGCAGGTGCGCCAACCATGCCAGTGCCAATATCACTATCACTCTTATCAAAAGAGCCGACGTTCCTGGGATTCTCATAATGATCAATAACCTGCTGACTGTAAGCCATATAATTTTGTTTCCTCTATCCAACCAATCAAACACTCTGAGCCATATTTCAATTTGAACTTGTTTATGGCTTCAAACTGATTTTCTGCTGCCACTGTGGCAACATACTGTTTTACAACACCGATACTATCGGTGTATTTGATGTAGGCTTTCCAGTGTTTCATTGGCAGGTTCTAGTTCTGGTAATAGTGCCATCTGCATGTTGGGTTTCGGTCCAAGGTGTGCAGGCAGAACGTATGGGTTGCTGAACAACCACTGTGGGTGGCGGAACATAGCCGTAGTTGTAAACAGGCTCGGAATAGTTACGTGTCAACGCATACCCAATTACTCCGCCAACAATCACTGGTGCTATCCAGTTTCCACCATGTCTATGATGATGGTGATGTTGTGCTTGAGCCGACACAGCCAAAGCCAATAACGAGAGAGTAATGAGTTTTTTCATACGGGCCTCCTACAGCATAGTATACTATATTTAACGCCTTGCGTCAACAGTTAGTTGACTGGTTTACATTGGTCGTTTCATGGCCGATTTGGCCATTTTGTTTACCACTTGTTGACTTTGTTGCACTGACAATTTTTCTGGACCAATATCGGCGCCTTTGAATGTGACCATTCCAGAATTTGGATCTAACGGTTCTAGTACGCCACTCAGCGGAGGCTGACTGATAATGTCACCAAGATTTTGACTGGTAATAGGAATGCCTAAACTTTGAGCAGCTGAGATAAAAGCCGCTTGACTGATTTGCTTTTGAGCATTAGTATCTTCTGCTCGACCTGCCAGGAAGTTGACCAACCCTACTAGTTTGTTAGGGTCGGCTCCAGCATCAGTGGATTCAACTTCATTTATTCGCATTATCTCTTGGCACGACCAAGTGCGGCAGGGGGAACTGCGGCTGGTTCTTCAGGAGGAGGTGCAATTTCGCCGCCAGCCATGTCAGCACCAGCAGCCATGTCATCCATGCCAGCAGCAGCCATTTCAGCACCAGGAGCAGGTGCGCCGCCCATGGCTGCCATGCCAGCGTCAGGTGGAGGAGTTGCGCCAGTTACTACGCCAAGTGCTTGGTCCAGTTGTTGTTTGGCGCCTTGCAAGTTTTGTACCAAACCAGTAAGTGCGGCTGTGGCATCTGTGTTGAACTGAGCAGCTTGATCAATACCCACTTGATTCTTGATTGAATCAACTAGGGCAGGTAGTTCTTTGAATTGCATTTCACTGGCATCTTCCAACATTGATTGCATTTTATCAACCATGTCTTGTGCAGCCAATACCACTTGCGCTTGTTGCACTTCTGATTCTTTCAGCATGCGGTAGGCTCTGCGCAGTCGACTTTCAGCTGCCATCATAGCAGCACCAGCAACCATCTTTTGTTCGTCTGGTGTAAGAGTTTGGCCTTTAGTACTTTTATCTAAAGCAGCTTTTAACTTTGGATCTTTAACTGTTGAGGTAGCTTGTGATAAATTTGGTGCAGCAGGTGCAGCAGGTGCGCCAGGGGCAGCAGGTGCAGGAGGAGCAATAGCTTCTTTAATTCTAGCAGTGAGTGCTTGTTCGACCATCAACAGCTTGAGATAAGCTGGATTGCGTTCGCTCTGATGGAACGAAGGTTGACGACGAGTTTCGCCTAGTACGCCACGCACACGCTTCAACATCTGTTGAGCTTGCTTGCCAGTAATTTGGTCAAACTTCATGCGTGAGCCAAAATAGCTTTCAAATACACGGGCTATTTGTTTAGTTGGCTTAATTGCCGCTAGTTCTTGCAGTTTCATTTTGGAATCCCCTAAGTTGTATATATTTAGCCGAATTTAAACATTTTTCAAGTTCCTGATCTACCAAGGCATGCTGTTGAACCTTGGGTTGTAACTTGGTCAATACTACTTCGCTAAATCCGTTGTCTCGGCTGCGATCAGCCATTTGCCGTCTGCAATATATGTCTGCTGACAGTGTTTGTTTTTTGGTGTCTAAAGTCTTGATACTTTGTGCCAGTCTAAGTTGATTGTGTTTGTCAGCCACACACCAACTGATTGCTGTGCGTTTGTTGCTGAAAGTGCCTATTAAATTATCGCCTGGTGTGTATACGTCAAAGGTCTGATGTGCTGGGCGCAAGTGATAACGTCCAAACGCCACATAACCACCTGTGTCGTCATTCACAATCATTGTGTGTATATTGCGGCGAACTTCACGCTCGGCCCAGCGTTCTAATTTTTGTTCTCGAGTCATAGTTTGATCAAATGTGCCGCTGACCAGCCTAATGCACCCACAAGGGCAGCAATTATACCCACGCCCCAACTGATTATTCTATCGTTATTTTTGGCATTAGTGGCTTGCAACATGCCGCGTAATTCTGCTATTACATTAAAAAGAGTGGTGATTTTTTCATCCATTGATTCCAGCTTGGTTTCAAGCAGGCGATACCGCTCTGCGCACAATTCAACGTGTGCTTCAAGACTTTTCTTTTCGATATCAGTAGTATCAGCCATTATTTCTCCCGGTCATTTATTTATGGTTTCGAACCACAAGTTTTGATTGGGCCCATTCACTGTTAAACTGGATTCAATAGTGCCAGTTTCGTCCAGCCCCACAACCATTGGTATTCCAGCACATTCATTTAGCAAGCCATCAAGATTGTCAATGTCATTGTTGGTAGAATACACGCCAGGTGTTTCTACACTAAACTCAAACTGCCACACACCCTCTTCACATTTGGGTTCTTGAACGATAGTGGGTTGAGCTCGCAGACTGATCATTTGCATGATAGTTTCCCAGTTGCGATGTTGATTTCTAGATCTGTTCCAGTCAGCAATAGTGTTGATCAATCGTCCTGTGCGGTCTGGGTACGGCACTTGACTTGAGCGAAAGTGACCAGTGGTACCAGTGCATGTACAGTCAAAAAGAGTCCTGCATAATATATTCATTCTGCAGGTATTTAACGACAAAGAAAAACCCCGGAGTTTTTAGTTCCGGGGTCAAAAGTTTACACTTTACTTATTATTAGGTTGATAGTTTAAAACCAACGCTAGTGCAGCTATCCAACTGGAAGCCGGTGTAAGTCACGTTAGCAGCAGCCAAGAAGATTGCTGCGCTGGTTGTGGTAGGTGGGTTGGCAGCTGAGTCGCCAAATGCGCCAGTTGGATAGGTAGCAAATGAAATTGCAGTGCCATCAACTTGGTACATTGCCACTGTAGCAGTTCGTTGAACAGCTTGAATCACGTTAGCAACGTATTCTTGTACGCCACCTTCGCCGTTCGCGCTGGTGTTAGCAACTACGCGATAGAAGTCCAGTTTTGGACCTTGTGGTTGAACAGGAACGCCAGCCAATGATGTGCTAGGGGCTTGTGGGCCGTTACGTGTGTCTAATGCGAATACTGGTTGTGAATCGCCATTTACGGGTGCGAAATATGCCATGATAAATTTCCTTTAAAGTTAGTGACCTTATCGGGTCTGCTTTTATTTAGTCTTTTAGCAAAAATTACGCCTGTTGAGGATTGTTTCGTGCGGCATTTCTAGCAGTAAAATCAAAACGATTTACTGCTTTGGCATAGCCTGCAGGCGTGGCCATTACCCAGCCTTCGTGTCCGGGATCTTTCAAATCCAAGTTACGCAAGATGTCTAATTTCAAATCGTGTAGCAGGATAAACAGTGTAAATGCAGCAGCCAAGCCTTCTGTGTTTGATGCAGGGCTCTTTAGATATTCCACAATGTTGGCAAATTTTCTTGGAGTTATTTTTGGATTGGATTGTAGCCAATCACCAAATCCTGCCAATAGATTATCAAAGTTACCGTTGGGTTGTTTGATTCTAAAATTAATGTAATCCACACACAGCTTGGCCAAGTCTGTGATCTGCATGGCTCGCAGTTCAGCAGGATTAAACAAGGTATCAATAGCAGCGCCTTTGCTGTTGCGTAGTTGTTTGATTTGTTTGATCAATGTGGCCTGTCCTTTAGATTGTGCAGGATCTTGAGGTGTGATGCCTTTGCCGTAAATGGGCCCACTTAAAAACAATCCAGGTACTTGGTTAAACGAAACTCTACTAAGTGGCTGCTTGGGCTCGCCTTGGTCAGCATACATGGTGTGCATGGCAATGCCTGTAGTGCTGTTGCGAATTTGTTGCCCTAGGGCGCTCTTGGCAGGTATACGATATTCTACTGTGTTGGGTTTGAACACAAGATTACCGGCTTGTTCTTCCCAGGGCTGTTCGGGATAGTACAACAAATCACCTTGTACATAGCCACGGAAGTTTGTGGGTGTAGCTGTTTCCAGTTGTGGCCAAAGGTCAGCATACAACTGAACCAATTCACCACGCTCACCTTTCCGTGTGCCTTGAATCTGTGCCATCATTTTGGGGCTAGTAGCAAGTCCATCGTAGCCTTTGGCTTCAAAGCCTGACCCATCTGTAAGCACAAACTCTCCGGTGTCAGGCTTGCGACCAAATATCACAGCAGGCTTACCATCCCACTTTACAGTAGTGGTCTTTTGTGGTGCTTCTGCGGCATGTTGAATAATGGCCAGTGCTTCATCTACCCCACGTGAGCCTTTGCGAAATATTAGATCTTCCAGGTGTTCGATGCCCTTGGCTCGGCCGCCTACATTGCCTTCGTCAGCTTCGTAGATTTGGTATGGGTTAGTTTTTTCTGCTTCAATTAGTGGTTGCATGCCTTGATTTACAATCCTATCACGTAGTTTGGCCAGGAAATGTACATCACTATTTTCTTTTACTAGATCCGGTTCCTGCAGGCCTTCTTTGGCTAGATATTCACGGAAATCTTTGAGCTTGGCATCGCGATCTCGATCTCGTGCTAGAGCAGCATAAATGCTTTCTACATTCTTGAGATTTTCTCTAGTGGCCTTTGGTCCCAACAGTGTTTTGGCTACATAGTCAGGATCCATGCCGCCGTCTACCAGCTGATTGGTGGCACGGCTGAACATGCCGTTGGCACCCACTTTGAGTCCCAGTTGCTTGGCAATTGAACTCATTAGCACATTGCGGTTCATGCCTTTGTAAACAGAATCTTCTGAACCACCATAGTAGAACTGTCCCCAATCCAAGTTAGGAAAGAACATGAAATCTGTTTGCACATATCCGTTTTGAGGATTGCCGTTGATGGGTGTGCGCAGGTGTACTTCGCCAGCTTTCTTTACCCATGCCTTGGGATCTTGCCCGTGACTTACAGCCCATTGCGTGAGCTTTGCTGTGAGTTGTTCTTTGGATATCTCATTGGCGTCCACTGCCATGTCCATATCGCCTGATGTGGGTTTGCGGCCAGTTGAGCCCAGCCA